TTTCGTATAGAGACACCCTTCCTATTATGCAGAGTTAAAAAAGAAAGCAAAAGAGGAAGAAGAACAAAGCAAGTCCAAAAGTAAGGATTAGCTAACACAATACGCCGTCTTGTTTGGGTACGAGACGGCGTGTTTTTTTAAATCAACAATCAACGGAGTGAAACTATGTATATCAGTATGGAAAACTTAAAAATAACAGAGATGCAAGAAAAGCACGGCGAAACCAAAAAAGGTAAATGGGTAGAGTATAAAAAACCTGTTATAGTGCCTAAAGTTGTATTTGATGCAGGTTATACTAACTTAATGGACATTGCCTCTGAAATAAAAACTGCGGCAACTAGAAGTCCAGAGCATAAAATAACAGTAAGTTTTGAAATACAATCTGAATATTAATGTCAGGCTTTAAATCTTATAAAATACGAGACGGCGTTCACATTCCCTCAGAGAAATACAAAGAGAATTGGGACGCCATCTTTGGCAAGAAACCAAAAAAAGCTACTAAACGGCAAATTACAAAAAGCAAAACTGACGAGGTTTTAATAACCGAAACGCCTTCTAAGGACTAGACGGCGTATTTTGCATGTGAATAACGCATAAAATCTTCTTGTACATACTATGTGCGACAGGATAGCATACGTTATAAAATAACACATAAGCAAAAAGAAAGGAGAACATGTTGGAAAATATAAAATATTGGCTAAGAGCTACTACAAAGAAAACTTCTATGCCAATGGGAAATCAAAATGGTTGGATTGACAATTTAAACAATGCACCGCCAAATAACTTTAAATAGGAGTAAATATGACTATGAATTTTATTCTTTTTAAAGTGTATATTGAAAAATATACTAATTGGAGTAATCTTAAAGTGAGTAAGGATAAATACGAAACTATAATAGATTTTGGAAAATATAGGTTGTACTTATCTTAACATTTAACAAAGTGTGGTTGACTTCACTTTGTAAAAACAAGAGACAACAAAAGAAAGAAGGAAAGTTAAATGACAAGTAGCGGATTAAATCTATTAAAAATAATAGAAGAGATGCGAAAGTTTGATACACAAATTGAGGCACAGGCTGTTGCTGTGTTTTTCTTTGTAGCTATTCATGGTGGACGAGACGGCGTTGCCATGCAAACAATAAGTGAAGAATTAGACATAGCTCAATCTTCAGTGTCAAGAAATGTGTACAAACTAGGAGACATAAACAGGCACAAAAAGATGGGCATAGGTCTATTAGAGACTTTTGAAGACCCAATGGAAAGACGTAGAAAACTTGTACGTCTTACATCAAAAGGCAAGAGGGTTCACAGTACCCTTTTGAGTTGGGTTAAATAACAATGAAAAGCGGAGGTATAAAATATGCAACAAAGAAACTTAAAGTTGCTTACGGAAATACACCGCAAATTAACACTTAAAGGTTGGGAAAAGTTGCAATCTAAACGAGCCGATAACATTATTACTATGTTAGGGCGAGGTATGCTTGTAACTGAGATTAACGACAGCCATATAGAAAATCTTGTGGACACGTTAGAAGACAGGGGTTTTGCTCCTGCTACTATCAATCGTTATCTTTCTGCAATCAGTAAGATGTTAAGGTTTGCTAGTCAGAGACAATCTATTTATCATCTTGATAGAATGCCTCACATTGAATGGCAAACAGAAAACAACGGCAGAGAACGATACCTTGAGCCATTGGAGGAACAGGAAATAATTAAGATATTAACTGAATGGAATAAAGTTGATTATCTTGAATTGTATTTGTTTCTTATGGACACAGGTATGAGACTAGGCGAAGCTCTATCTATTAAGAAGTTGATGGTGCATAATAACAACGGAGATTATGTTGTTAATCTGCCTTCTAGTGTTACCAAAAATGGTGACGCAAGAGGTGTGCCACTAACAAACAGAGCAAAGTCTATTGTTGTTAAGCTGTTGGAAAATGCGGAGCGAAACGACCTTGTGTTTAGGCAGTTGAAATATTGGACTGCTGAAAACACATGGAGACGTTTAAGAAAGGCAATGAACCTTGAAGACGACAAAGAGTTTGTCATTCATTGCTTACGACATACTTGTGCTACACGTATGGCTCAATCTGGTAAAGTAGAACTTCACTTTATTGGTCAGATGTTGGGTCACAAGTCATGGAAGATGATAAAAAGGTATTCGCACTTAATACCTAATAATTTAAGAGGTGCAGTTAACGTGTTAAACGAAGTAAATACTCTTAATAGCAGTCTATCCAACAACGGATAGGTGTACAAATTAAGTTTAATCCTCGTACACGTTAAATAAGTTGAAGTAGCGGAAAAGTGAATGTATACAATGATTTTTAATAATGCCCTCGTGGTGAAATTGGTAGACACAAAGGACTTAAAATCCTATTGCATCTATGCACCAGTAAATAGGTCATTTTTATAATATAATCATACCAGTATCTTTTAACTATCCGCTACCTCTCCCTAAATACAATCTATGCACTGACGCATGGGTCAATCAACAAACAGGAGAATACATGAAAATATTGGAAATAATGCCAACTTATCAAGACCAAGTACAAACCGAGAAAATGTCCGCCGAACTTGGTATGAATAGGACAAATAAGAGGAGGCTCTCTCACATTGAACGTGAAGAAGAAAGCGTCACATCTTACGGAAAAGTCATAGTAGCAAATACGATACGTCCCCTTGCAATAGCCATTGCTGAATGGGTTGAACTAGCGTTACCAGAGGTTCATTCTAAAACACCCATTGCTCTCAAATATATATCCCAAGTAGACCCAAAGATAACTGCGTTGATAACTGCTAAACATGTAATCAATACTATTACTAATACTAAAAATCTGACTGCCTGTGCAATCACTTTAGGTGGTCGTATTGAAACTGAAATTAGTCTTAAAAATTTTAAAGGACTGAACCCAGAGCTATACGAAACTGTCAAAAAAGATTTAGATAAAAGGTCTTGGAACTATAATTACAAAAGACGTAAGTTAAGAGAAAGTGCCAAGAGAGATGAAGTTATGAGGTGGGAAGAGTGGACTACCACTGAAAGACTGCATGTAGGAATGGAGCTTGTGTCTTTATTAATTGAGAGTACAGGTCTTGTTGAAATAGCTACTGAACAACATAAGCATAAAACTGTCAAAGTTATTAAACAAACTGCTAAAACTAAAGAATGGATAGATAATCGTAATAAGTTTAACGAACTACTAAACCCAGAGTATTTGCCTATGGTAATGCCTCCTAAAAGCGTTGTAGACGGCAAAGTAACAGGTCATGGGTATTGGACAAAAGAAATGCCTGAACTAGACCTAGTTAAACAAAAAGGTAAAAAGTTTAACAATGAAATGGAAAACTGTGCCATGCCTGAAGTGACTACTGCGGTCAATCTTATGCAAAGTACAGCCTATAAGATTAATCCATTTATTCTATCAGTTATGCAGAATGCTTGGGACAAAGGACTATCTATTGGCGGAATGCCACCAATTAAGAACCTTGATTTACCTAACAAACCACATGACATAGAGACTAACCCAGAGGCACTTAAAAAGTTTAAGAAAGATAGTGTCATTGTCCACACAGAGAATAACCGAATGGTATCTAAAAGACTTCTGTATGCTAAAATTATATGGTTGGCAGAGAAGTTTAAAGATTATGCTACGCTGTACTTTCCATTACAATTAGACTTTAGAGGTAGAGCTTACTGTGTACCTGCTTTTCTTAACTATCAGTCTATCAATGGTGCAAAAGCATTGCTTAATTTTAGTCAAGGTAAAGCTATTACAAAAGAAAACAGAGGTGTTTTTTGGTTAGCTGTACATGGTAGTAACATGTGGGGTAATGATAAAGTATCATTTGAGGATAGAGAAAAATGGTCTAACGATAATATACAATGGATAACTGAATGTGCTGAAGACCCTATTGCTAATAGACAATGGGAAGACGCAGATAATCCTTTTCAATTTCTAGCATTTTGTGATGAATGGAAAAGATACCATGAAACAGGTGATGGGTTTATCTCTCATATACCTGTCAATGTAGATGGTAGTTGCAATGGGTTACAAATCTATTCATTGCTATTAAAAGACAAAGTTGCAGGTAAGCTAGTAAATTGTTTGCCTAGTGAGATACCACAAGACATCTATCAATTAGTAGCTAACGAAGTAATTAAAACTTTAAAAGTGAAAGCTAGTGAGGGAGACCCATTGGCACAAAAATGGTTAGACTATGGTGTTAAGCGTTCAACTTGTAAACGACCTATTATGACAATCTGTTATGGGTCAACTAGATATTCTTGTACTGATTTTGTAGTAGAAGATTTAACTAAAAGAAAAGACAAAGGAGAAATGCACCCATTTGATGACATGTTTAAACCTGCAACATATCTGTCTAAAATTATTTGGGCAAGTATAGGTGAGAACTTAAAATCTGCTAGGGTTGGTATGGACTATTTACAAAACAATGCAAAGGTAATTGCAAAAGAAGGAATACCTATTCACTGGGTTACACCTGTAGGCTTTCCTGTGTTTCAATACTATCCTGAAATGAAAAGCAAAAGAGTACGTTCTCATTTGATGGGAGAGGTGTTTGCACCGCAGATAAAAGAGGAGACAAAAGAAACTGACAAGTTGAGAAGTAGAAATGCTGTTGCGGCAAACTACGTTCATAGTTTGGATAGTGCTTGTATGATTAAAACTGTCAATATTGCAAAAGCAAAAGGTATTGATAATTTTTGTAATGTGCATGACAGCTTTGCAACACATGCGTGTGACATTGATAAGCTAAATGTATCTATCAGAGAAGCCTTTGTAGAAACCTTTAGCAAAGACTTGTTAGGCAAATTTAAGGAAGATGTAGGAAAGCTGTTAGATGATGAGACTAGAGGCAAACTACCTACAATCCCTGATAGTGGAGACTTGGAGTTAGATTTACTATATCAATCCAAGTTTTTCTTTGCCTAAACCTATGCACTGTCGCATAGTAAAGTTACACTATTAGTAAATCAACAATCAAAAGAGAAAACACAGAGAACAACAACAATAAGGAAAACTATGAGTAAACAAACATACAATAAGATTGTAACACCTGTAGGTGTATCACAATATTGTTGGTTAAATACGCCAGATACTAAATTTGATAAAGAGAATGGTGGTCACTTTAAGACTAACCTAATTATCAAAGGGTCTGACGCACAATCACTTATCAAATCTGTTAATGATGAGATGAAAGTATCTTTAGAAATGGCAAAAGAAAAGTCTAAAGGTAAACCCCCAAAAACAGCAAACATGCCTTTTGAAGAAGAGTATGTAGAAGGTAAACCAACTGGAAACATAATCTTTAAATTCAAAGCTAAAGCAAAAATTATGATGAAGTCTGGTGACGTAATAGACATCAAGATACCAATTTTTGATAGCAAAGGAACACCTATGAAAGAGCAAGTATGGTCAGGTTCAGAAATGAAAGTTTCTGCTGACATGATACCTTACTACACCGCAATGGCGGGTGCAGGTGTTTCATTGAGATTAAAGGCAGTGCAGATAACTAAATTAGTTGAAGGCGGAGCAGGTGCAGGAGCAAAAGGGCATGGCTTTGAAGAAATTAAAGATGGTTATGTTGCACCAGAAGTCGATAAAACATTTGAGAATGAAGTACAGACGAGCAACACTGACTTCTAATCAAGTAGGACTTAAATATGGTTTTAGGTCTGGGCTAGAAATAGCTATCTCACAAGAGTTAGACGCTAATAGTGTAAAGTATGATTATGAGAAGGTTAAATTAACTTATGTTAAACCACAGAAAGCTCATTCTTATACCCCAGACTTTTACCTTAAAGAACAAAACATTTTTATAGAAACAAAAGGATTGTTTACATCAGCAGACAGACAGAAAATGCGTCTTGTCAAAGAACAACACCCAGAGAAAGACATTAGATTTGTCTTTAGTAATTCACGAAGCAGAATATCAAAAAAGTCTTCAACGACTTACGCTATGTGGTGTGAGAAGTATGGTTTTAAATATGCTGACAAACATATCCCATTGGAGTGGTTAAATGGACAATAATTATAGAACAAGAACTGATTATATTGTTGTTCATTCAACTAAAACTAAATCTAATCAAGACTTAAATGCAAAGGATATAACTTTGCTACATAGGAAAGAAGGTTTCTTTCATAACGCTTTTCATTTTATAATTAAAAGAGATGGTACAATAGAAGAAGGAAGACCAGAAGATATGTCTGGTGCAATATTACCTATAAACCAACCTTTAATTACTAACCAAAATTCCATAGCGATAGCTTTAGTCGGCGGATTAGCTGATGATGGAAAAAGTCTCGACACTAACTTCACATACCTACAATACGCATCTTTGCGTGAACTTGTAAAAAGGTTGAAAAAGAAGTACAAAGTTGAGGTAGTGGGTTGCAGAAATGCAATTAACTCTAAATCGTGTATGTCTTTTGACGTACTGTCGATTGTTGATTGAGACGCTCCTAGTTAGAAATAGCTAGGGGCGTTTCGTATTTATGAGGTAGTAGAGGGAGACTGAAACTACCTCTTTCCCCAATATATCACCCAAAAAATTTTATGACCCAAACCGAAAGTGAATTTTTATATCACACATCTTGCGATAATTGCAGTTCGTCAGACGCAAATTCCGTTTATTCAGACGGACATGCCTACTGCTTTTCTTGCAATACAACAACACAAGGACAATCAACAATGGAGTTAACACCAATTACAAAACAAGAAAGTAATTTTATCAAAGGCGAACACTTGCCTCTCAATAAAAGAAAAATTAATTTAGACACAGTACAAAAATATAACTATCAAGTAGGTGCATGGTTTGCACGTCCTTGCCATATTGCTAATTATTATAATGATAGCAAAGAGTTAGTTGCACAAAAATTAAGATACCCTTCCAAAGATTTTCAATGGTTAGGCAATCCTAAAGAAGCAGGATTGTTTGGGCAAGAAACTTGTAAAGGACGTGGAAAATATTTGACAGTCTGCGAAGGAGAACTAGATGCTCTTACAATGTCGCAAAGCATGGATAACAACAAATGGGACGTTGTATCTATTAAGACAGGTGCGGCAGGTGCAAAAAAAGATATTCAAAAGTCACTAGAATTCTTGGAGGGTTATGAGAATGTAATCTTTATGTTCGACCAAGACGAACATGGGCAAAAGGCGGCGTTAGAATGTGCAAAAC